ATAAATTTTACAGGAGACCGGGTACAGGTTGAGACTTTTACTAGTAGATCATCTAATTTATCAAGTTATACGTCACTTAACATAGAAAATATCTTTTCAAGGAACGAAGAAGCAGCTTCCAATAAAAGTTTGGAAGGGGAAGGAATAAATAATTAAAATAATCTAATTAAAATGGCAGGATTACCGCATTGGGATAATTCACAAGCAGCAAGAGGATACTATGAGCCGATATTTCAAAATCAATTTGAATTGATCATTACACCTCCGGCTACTATCACGGACAACGTAGATATATTAGTGGAACAGGTTTTAAGTGTATCTGGGATTCCAGAATTCTTAACAGAAGGAAGTACACTTCAGTCATATAAATTTGCAAAGAGAGCATACGCTAAGGCGACTCCGAATGATACTATTACAAATTTAACTGTGAAATTCGAAGTCAACTTAAATGATGAGAATAACATGTATGTTTACAATACTCTTAGAGGATGGGGAGATCTTATTTACGACCCATTAACTGGTAGACAGGGACTTAAGAGGGACTATGTTGGAGAGATCTATTTAGCAATGTTTAATAAAGCAGGTGATATATTTAGAGAATTCAGATTTGCTCCGGCTTTCTTAAAGAGTCCTTTGACACAAATGACTCTGGATTATACCAACGATTCGATCTATCAAATCACAGCAGTATTTACTTGTGATACTTTTAGAGAAACCAGAATCGGACAGATTGAAGTTTAAAAATTAACCTGAAGAGAAATGGAAATGTTTAATGTACATAGAAGAGACGTTTATAATTTTGATGAATATATGAACCTTAAGAATCCAGGCTTTGGTGGACCTAAATCTGCAGAGCCTCTTAAGAATGCAAACGGAAAAATTGCTAATAAGGATCGAAAGCTTCAGGATTATCAAAGAATGGTAAAAAGAGACGCTACTTTTAGAAATCAGGTTTTTAATCCCACCTATAAAGCAATGGGAGGAGATCTAGTACATAAACAAGAAGTTGGAAAGAATCCTTATAAATATGCTGATCTATACGATAATATGGGAGTAGCAACAGTATCAATTGGAGAATCAAGAAAGGCCTTAAACGAAGGATCGTGTAACACTAGCTTTATTTCCTTTCTACTTGAAGGAATGTAGGCTTCTACAGTCTTGTAATTTTTATATTTTCTACTTTGTCTAAGCCGTCCCCGTCGAATTCTCGAGGTTCAATTAGTTCGTATGTAAATGTTATTGGATAGTATTCGTTATCAATGAAATGCATTGCATTCTTGATAGTACTAATAGATATATTAGAATTTAGATATACAATATTCTTATACTTCTCATTCTTTATGTAAATTGCCTTATCTAGTAACTTCTTGATTTCGTAATTAATTAGAAACGACTGTACTTTATTTGGGACCATAAATTTAGAATCAAATTTATCCTTTATAATCTTATTTACGTTCAGCACGTAGTCGTCTTTACCTTTCTTAGAATAGACAGAGGTAAAGCTTCTAAATTCTCTTATAAAAATTACTTTTAATTCTCTATTATCTTCCGTCATAGTCTATTCTGAGAAGAGACACGCCTGCTTCTCTTAAAATTTTTAGTCCGTCAATATCTCTGTATTCCTCCTTAAATATTACCCTTTTAATACCAGATTGGATGATCAGCTTAGAGCAGTCTTTGCATGGAGAGAGCGTAAGATATAACGTGGATCCTTCTGAATTTTGAGTTGATTTAGCCAGCTTAGTTATTGCATTCGCCTCAGCATGTAATACATACCATTGGGTGATTCCATTTGCATCCTCACAGTCATTAGGAAAGCCGCTAGGGGTCCCGTTATATCCGTCTGATATAATCATGTTATCTTTAACAATGAGTGCTCCGACCTTCTTTCTCCTACAACAGGAGTTCTCAGACCATTCACTTGCCATTTTAAGATAGGTTACATGTTTTCTAGTTTCCTTGTCTTCCATTAGATATTAGATCGTGTAAATTGTTTTTACTAGTTATCTCTTTATTTTCTCTGACAACAGGTCTGCCTGCTGGAAAAATTAGGGACATGATTAATACTGTTCCAATCCAATTCAGAAGCGTCATTCTAACCTCCAGCAAATCCTGAAGAAGGGTTAGGTATAGGATCCAAACAACAATTGAAATTGCAAGTTGGGATATTAACCAGGACAGAGAAGATTTTAAAAAATTTGTGATCATTTTATTTATTTAAATTTTCAGTAATCCATCTATACATCTCATCATTCGAATCAGTTTCTTTAAGCTTGCACATGGTTTCAAAATCAGAGGATTGAGATCCGTTCATATGGATTAAACTCTTTTTCACACTTGGCATATAGTCAGGTCTAAATTCATGATTTAGCATTTCTTCGACTAGGTTAAAATTTTTATCGTATATATGATATGAGTCAACAATATGAACGTATTTTCCGAGCTTTAGATCAGCGTATTTTTGTTTTAGATGAATTAAGGCCTGTTGTTGTAAAACAGAGAAGAATGCGACATCAGTCGGAGTTCCAAGAATTGCATCATTAGATCTCATGTGAATTGTTAGATTTAAACGATTATCCCTGATGTGCCAGATTCCATACATGGTACATACAAAATCTTTATTTCCATCGTACTGGTGATCAGGAACGTTAAAATGCATTATAGCCTGTCGAGAATCTAGGTCTAGAGACAGGGAATTGATCGCCCATTCGTATTGATTGATGCCGAATTTATTCTTTTGATTAAAGATCAGGTTTCCGTAAGCAGAATTTGCAGTGCCATCTGCATTTTGAATACTTTTCCAAAAAGAGGCGTATTCAGATATAAATTCAACATCGTTTCGACCTGAGAAATACCATATGAACTCGGCCGCAATATATTTTTTTTGAGAGCTTCTTCTTTCGTTGGTATATAGAGATGAAACTGGATTCTCTATTTCAAGAGCAACATTCATGTTCTCCTTTATTTGAAGGCCTCTTGGATTAGATGAGTAATCTGGATTCTCATATAGGTCCCTTAGACTCTTTTCATATACATCTGCAAAATTTTCACCTTTATAAACTCTCATCCTTGTCTAATTTAGATATTTAATTATACTGGCTCTATTGTACCAGGTTTCCGTATTAACCCTGGTGTGAAGTTTCAACTATACTCATCTCGGAAAAATGATTGGGCATCGTTACCTGAATCTTTTTATCGAAAAACTCTTCTGGTAAAGATTCATGAGAAACAACAAAGATAGTCATGCCGTAGCGATCAGCATATTCTCTAAGAATTTCGATTGCTTTGTACACATTGATTCGATCTAGGCCGCTAAATATTTCGTCTAGAAACATAATATTCATCTTATTATGTTTCATTTTGATAAGCTCAATGAAAGACAATAGTACTATAAGATTCATCTTTTTTCTCTGGCCTGTTGATAAACTCTCTGGGGAAACTTCCATTCCTAGATGATTAATAACAGGATTGAATTCATTATCGAAGCAAAATGTGAATTTAAAGTCTAGTCTTTCTGATATTTCAGTAATTCTGCCATTTAGTAGGGGAATGACCCTGTCGATTAGGACCCTCTTGATTCCTCCATCTGATAGTATCTCGTCTAGAGACTGGTATAGCTCCTTTTCATCTGAATATTTTTTAGACTCTTCTTTAGAGTTAGATATTTCATCTTTGATCGTGGATACGATCGATTTAATAGACTCTTCATGATCGTTCTCCTTGGCTTTTTCTAGAGCAGCTAAGCTAGATTCAAGACTAGATAGGGACGATTTAATTTCATAGAAATCTGATTTTGCCGTATCCTGATTCTGCTTTAGATCCTTAATCTTATTGGATATTGAACTATATGCACTGTTTAAATCTAACAGCAGTGCATTTTCATCTTCCCTCTTTTTCTCTATTGCCGATTTAATCCTAATTGAATTGTCTCCAGTTAGGTCGCTTAGGCAATGCGGGCATTTATTAGACTGATATATCTTTAGCTTTTTATCAAACTCTGCTATATTTGCCTTTGATTTGGCGATGTTCGAAGTATGTTCATTTACGACAGTTACAAGACCATCTATCTCACTCTTTAGATCGTTAAATATCTTTTTCTTAACGTCTAGGTCCTTCTTTTTAGTCTCGATGTCTGATTTGATTCTTTCTTTTTTCTCGGACTCATCGTCTGATATCTTCTTTTTTAAGGACTTAAGTTGCTCGATTGACTTTTCAAGAAGGTTCTCGTTTTTTGATATTGAGAGTTCGATCGCATCTAAGTTTTTAGAGCTCTCCTTTAGATCCTCTTTTACTTTAGATCTCATCTCGCTTAGGATGTCTATTCCAAATATAGGATCAACTATCTTTCTCTTGTCTGAGGCTGTTAAATTAATAAAAGATTTAAAATCGTCAAATGATAGACTAATAGTATTACAGAAAGTTGAGAAGTTTAGACCTAGTATTTCATTCTCAATAAAGTCGTCTATCTTTCTCTTGTCTGGAAGGTTATGATTTACACCATTGATTTGAATTTGAGTAAAGTTAGGATCTATTCCACGTTCTACTATTACAGTATCGCCTCTAGACGTCTCAATTTCATTATATGTATATGCTGATTTATTAATCCAATTTGGAAGGTCCTTCATCTTTCTAATCGCAGATCTTCCATACGCAGAAACAGTTAATGCCTCTTTAATTGATGATTTTCCAGAACCGTTTTCTCCTTCAACCAGAACAAGCTCAGGTTTTTCGCTGAATTCATATTCCTGTATCTTATTTCCATAAGAAAGTAGGTTCTTCCATTTTATTTTTTTAAATCTCATTGAATTCTATTGATTGTACGGCTTATTATTTTTAAGGTCTTCGTATACTGTTTTAAATTTATCATAGATCAGCTCAGACTTATGAGAAGGTAAATCTCTAGATTTTAGATATTCCGAAAGAACGTCAAATATATTATACTCATAGGTTTGAGCAACTTCAATCTTGTTATCATCAGAGACATCGGTCGAATAAGGCTGAAACTCTAAGGATCTATGACCGCAGTCCTTAACCAGTTCGATAAATCTAGTTATCGGAAAAGTTTTAGCAAATTCGTGATCTATATAGACATCTACAAAGTTGTTGCGAAACTTATTCTCTATTTCGTTCAGTCCAAGTTCAAGTAAATCATGAATATTATACTTAATAAATCTCGGGCTAGTCTGATTTTCGATGAACCTTTCTGAAACTCCAGACTCGCTGATGTCTAACACATAGAATCCTTTCACGTTTCCAATATCCCCTCTGTCCATTTGATATGGAGTTCCAACATAGAGAACATTGTCCTGGTCCTGTCTTATGTGTATATGACCAGAATAGACTCTCTTGTAATTATTAAGCTCGTTATATTCTACTCCATGTTCGAGCTTTGTGGTTTTACTAAGTTTCGCGCCCTTAATATCTGCATGGCATATAAGAAAATCTGCCTTCTGATGTTTCGATATAGTTTCTCTGAATCTATCCGTAGAATCAGTCCAAGGAAGCATTAAGAACTTATGATTATTGATATTTAATATTTCAGGGGACTCATATACCTGGAAATTATCGAAAATTTGATCGAATCCAACTAGGGAATGGATATCATTTTGATCTTTATAATATACATCGTGATTTCCAAGTATGACATGGACTCCTCTCTTGAATTTTTCACATAATGCCTTTGCGATGTTTAGGGACGAGCTTTGAATTCTAACATTTGTTGATTCTCTCACGTGGTGCCAATCTCCGACCTGAATCAGAATATCAGTTTCAGGATCGAATCCATCTAGATCAATTGCTTCTAAAAATTTATTAATTAGAAAATCGGACTGGATTTCTGACCATTCAATTGAAGCATTCTTTATTCCTAGATGCAGGTCTCCAAGTAGATATATTCGTCTTATGTTATTTTCCGTCATATTACTGTGGAGAAATTCGGTTTATGTTTAGGGAATCTAATATCTTTTTAAATTTTTCAAACACCTCATCTCTTTCGCTAGCATTAGAAAAGGTTAGAGTCGTTGCTGCAGCAGATCCTGTTGTGTAAAATAGAATATTAGCAGTCGAGGACGTTACTATTCTATGTAGCTGTTCCACATTAATCAAATCTGTTCCAGCGGTATGAGTTACATGTATCCATTTCATCAGTGTATTCTTTTTTTATTTGTTCTTCCGTTTAGGAAATTAAATTTTTTGTCTAATTCTACTACTAATTCTTCCTGTAGTTCAACATCTAGAGAATCAA